CGAATAAGTTTCGACTGTTATCATAAGTAGGGTTTAAGGAATGCGTTTACAAAGTTGCGGAAATTATCCAAGTGATCGGCTTGTTGGTTTGGATCGTTACGGTTTGCCTTGATGATATGCTCACCATCCCATCGAACTCGCTTGAAGTCATTAACTGCGTTCGGGCATTTATGGGCGTTCACTTTTACTTTAAGCTTATAGAGTGCCGAATTACAATCGACACGGCTGTTAGTATGCAGTGGGTTGCGTGGCACTATGAATTGATTGTCCGATAACCTCAACGTGCGTTTAATCAAAGCGAATGCGGAAAGGTTCTCCATAGAATAACTGTTTCTTCTTGTGCCGGTATTATCGCCCGTTATCTTAATCAACCCTCGCCTATTCTCACCAACAACCGATAGTATCGAATCGCAAAGCTTATTGATGTCACCGTTAGAGATCCTAAACTGATCCACTATGTATGTGTCTCGACCATCCATCTGAATGACCAATCCACACAAAGGTTCTACGTTAAAGTCAATCGAGAATATTACGGGGCGGTTGAGGTTTAACTCGATCGAATTATCGATATGCTTATCATCGTCCCAATTGTAAAGGAATGGGTTATCTACCGCCTCCATTACATCCCAATCGCCCTCAACGAATCGAGCGTATTGAACGGGCGGTAAGGACTTAAGATTGTCGATGTATTCTTTGGGGATGTACTTGTTATCGGTTATGAAAGATGGTATGTAAATCCAATTGCCAGGAAGCTTATCGTTTCTGAATGGTTCGTAAAATAACTTCTTTGTCCAGTTCTGTGCAGGGTTTAAAGTTGCCATTACTACCATCGGAGGTTTACCGTCTGCATTCAACCACGTGCCGGTACGTTCGATTGCTTTGTAGAATGCTGCTTCCTGGCACTCATTGATCTCTTCGAATCCAAACCCGTTCGCCTCCAATCCCTTGAATCGGTTTAAGTCCTTATCGGTTTCAAACGATTCAGCCATGAACATAATCTCTGATCCGTTCGAGAAAGTCAGTACATGCGTGTCACCGTTCCAAGACTTAATGTGATGCCTTACCCCATTGTCAAGTAAAGAATTGAATGATGGTAGAGTATTTCGTTTAAGGTCAGGCAATGACCGTCTGATGATTACCCACCTCGATCGTCTGAAGTTTAAGGCAAGCGATATGAATGTAGTAAGTAAGCAATAAGTCTTACCGCCACGAATAGCCCCACCGAATATTACTACCTGATAGTTGCCACTAATAGCCGCCTTATACGCTTCACTTTGTTTCTTGGTTAGTGCTATCACTATCGAGCGTTATCACTAATGGAGCGTTAACAGTTGCATCAATTTCTTTCTTGTCGGTTAGTCCTAAATCACGGGCGATGATGGTGGCATTGAACGCCCCAACTGCTGCACCTTCAAACTTTTGTGCGAACATCACATCCTCTATACGTGCAAAGACTTCCAAAAAATCTTCTTCTGCGACTTTCCGAAACTCATTCCACCAATGCCTTGAAACACCTATAAATACGCAAAACCCTGCGATAGTGTAAGGAGTTCGTTTAACCCGTTCTACTTCTGTTGCGTCCTTTCCTACCCAATCCGTTTCAGTCCAAACACGTTGATCTGTGGCTTTAAAGTATTCGAGTGCTGTTTCCCAGAGTTGTTCGGATTTATCGAACTTTCTTGGTCTTCCTAATGTTTGCCAAATTGGAATGTAAGACTGCATATCAGTTAATCATTAAATTCACACCTGCACATAAGATAGTAACCAATACTACCCATGCGATGATTTCTATTAGTGTTACGTCTTTCGGCATCTTCACGTTACAAAGTTAGTGATTAATTGATTCAATCGTTTTTAGTCATTTGTCCTTGTTATTTTAAATAAGAGAATATGTGAGCAATTACATCAACAGTCCATCCATTTCCAAGCATCCGATATCTTTGAGTGTCGCTGACAACGGAAGTGTAATTATCGGCAACTGTCTGCAATCGTTCGCATTCTATTGGAGTTAGTCGTCTGATAACAGATGTTATGTTAGCAATTTTACTAACCGAATCCATATATTCATTACTGCTGCCCATTCTTCCTTGTGCAAGCGTAAGTGTATTGGCTTTGTCTGAATTTATGTTAGTATTAAATTTCTTTTGCTGATTTTCATTAAGTCCTGTAATCAGTAAATCAGATTTATATGCACACAACGCAGGACTGATCCCATTAGCATCATAAACTCTGTTCTGTTGCTCGGTTTCTAATCCCGACTTTCTGCTTTTTGGATTTTCGGGGTTTCTTCCTCTACTTGCTACGATGTATTGATTATCTCTACCTTGTTTGTGATACCCAGCGGCCAGACATAATGCTTTATCAGCAGTTGTAAAACATCTTTCTCCATTGTTGGTTCTTGTAATTTTTGCAACAGTTTTTTCGCTTAAAAAATACTTTTTATGAACTTCAATTTCAAGTATATCTTTTAGCAATATGCCTTTGTCTTTGGGCTGCTTAATTATGCTTTCCAAATCACCGAACAAACCACTGGGTTGCATTCCAATATTCGTCCAGTACAATCTCTTTCTGTTCTGAGCCGATACCAATGCAGAGTTTATTTCGATAGGATTTACGCCAATAGCCCTGCTCAAAACCTTTTCCCATTTTTCGCCCATCAATACATTCTCAAGCAGAAAGTATGTTGGTTTGCATTCGTTCAGCAATCTCATATACTCCCAAAACAAATAGCTTTGCCCTTCAAACTCAAAGCCCTCAGCTTTCAATTGTAGGTAATGATTCAAAGTCAATATTTCTTGACTATCCTTCGTTGACATTCCTTTACGCTTTCCGGCAAATGAAAAACTTTGACAAGGAGATCCTCCTATTAAAAGATCAATCTTAGGCAATGAGTAACCATCCACGTTAACAACACTTCCCAACTGCTTTGTGTTTGGATAGTTGTGCATGGTAACGGCTATGGCGTGTTTATCAATTTCGGATGCATAGTATTCAGATACACCAATACCAGCACGTTTAAGTGCTTGTTGTCCGCAACTCATACCATCAAATAAAGAAAGAACTGTTAAACCTTTTAAGTTAAATTGTGCCTTTTGGCTCGGTTGGTTTATAAGTTCGATCATCTTTCGGTGCTTCAAATGGGGTTAGGTATTCATCAATTAATTCGTGGCACTTCTTTAACTGACTTGCCGGAACTCGTTTACTAAGGTGCTTAGTTGCTTCATTGTATTTCTTCAGTCGTGCCATAGTCTAATCTTTCAACAAACGTACACAAATAAATAACACGGGCAACATTAAGGGTTATTATTTTCGATACCGAACACAACGGCTTTTATAATTTCATCTCGATTAAGTGTCTTAGATAGTTCCGGATAAAGTTGAGATATTTCTTCATCTGTCAAAGCGTTAAGTTCAATCAATTGCTTAGTCTTGTCAATACTTACATTGACGAATTCGTTAGAATGGTAGATCTTCATTTTGTCTTATGTGGTTTAGTGATGTGGATTCTGCTACGGGTAGGTAAGAGTTGAAAGGTTCTTGTTTTGCATCAAAGAAATCGGTCATGTATTGGTTATGCCTAAACTCAACAGTCCCAGTTGCACCTTGTCGATGCTTTTCAAAAAGGTAAAATATCTCGTTAGTGTATTCACCTCCATCTTCTTTTTTCAAGTCGTAGTAAGCAGGACGGTAAACGAAGCATACAGTGTCCGCATCTTGTTCAAGTGATCCTGATTCTCGAAGATCGGAGAGCATTGGTTTCTTATCGGCTCGTTGCTCTACTTGACGGCTCAACTGTGCAAGGGCTATTATCGGGATTCCAAGTTCTTTCTGTGCTGCTTTGAGTGTCTTACTAATTTCTGCTACTTCGGCTTCACGATTTCCGCCTCTGTAACCTTCGATTGTCATTAGTTGCAGGTAATCGATTACAACCCATTTGCACCGTCCTTTTCTTGCTTCCCTACGAATTACCCTTATCGCTTCATGAACACCGCATCGAGGCTTATCGTAAATTGTAAACGGCTTGTTTTCTATTTTTGAAATGGTGGATTCGAAAGAATGTAGTTCGGGTTGGGTTAAGTTACCATCTCGAAGTCGTGCTGAATTAATC